CGAAGCACTCAAGCAGTACCTCCGCTTTGGCGTGACTCGCATCCTGCGGGATCACTACACCTTCATGCCCCCGAACCGCCGCTTTGTCCATCAGGGTCTTTACTTGCCGTCCATGTACGGCAACGATGCCCCGAAGATCGGCTTTGCCGTGGACACCTCCGGTTCGATTGGTGAGTCAGAGATGGCTCAGGCAATCGCTGAGATTGATGAGATTCGCCGTCAGTTCAACTGCCCTCTTTACCTTGTGGAGTGTGATGCGGAAGTCCATGACGGGCGTTGGATCAGTCCCGATCAGTCCTGCCCAACGGCGTTCAAGGGCGGCGGCGGAACCGATTTCCGTCCCGTGTTTGACCACCTCAAGGAGCAGAAAGTCCCCGTGGACATTATGGTGTACCTCACCGATGGCTACGGCGAGTTTGGAGATCAGCCCGAAGTCGATGTCCTTTGGGTCACGACCACGAATGTCAAGCCGCCTTATGGCGACCACATTCAAGTGGGTGTGGGCTAATATGGGGGACAGGGGCGAAAGCCCCTCTCCCTCTTTTTCCCCCTCCGTGGGGGAAGTTGGAGAGTCAGCCGGATGTTCCGGTTGACAGTAGCACTTGAGAGCCACAAACCAAGTCGCATGACTTGTTTAGGTGGCAAGGAGAAAAGATGGCTAACACCATCAGCAACGCATCGGTCGTCGTCAGCAACGCTCAGGCTCACGCCCTGATCCGTACCTCCCTCGCTAAGAGCGGTTCGTGCAAGACGATGAAGGGTAACTCCACGGCTGACACCATGTTGGTGGACAAGTCGCGTGGTGAGAAGTACGCCATTGACGCGACCGTTCGCATGACGGGAACGATCAGCGTGGAGCAGAACGGCACGATCAAGAAGCGTCTTGATCGGTTCAAGTTGTTCACTCAGGCTGTCATCAATCTGACTCGTCAGGGTGCGCCCATCAACAAGGCTCTCATCATCGGTGAGATGGATCGCCTGTGGACGCTTCACAAGGACAACCGTGACCTCAAGCAGATCGACAGCGAGACTTTCGATTCTGTCCTTGGGGAACTCTTTGGACGGGATTTCTGCGACCGGATGTACGCTCCGGTTGACGAGTCCGCTCCGAAGGCGGGTGACTTCAGCGTGAGCGACCTCAGCATCGACATCCTCAACTCCATCGTTGGGGCTGTCGGGTCGGAGAATCCCGCTGTGTGGAACATCACTCCCACTCCGGTTGCAGCCGTCACTCATGCTGCGGGTGGACCGCAGAATGATGCGGATGCTAAGAACAGCAAGCCTGTTCGCAGGAAGCGGAAGTGACCAATAATCGGGCGGGGAGTGGGGGTAAAACCCCCTCCCCGTTCGATACGCTCGTTTTCCCCCTTCCCTCTTTAGGTTGGGGTATAAGAAAAATCAAGAATCTTCTTACATTTGTTACTAACATCACTTGACACAAATAAGAAGCGTTCTATGATTTGCTCATATTGATCCATCGCTGCCGAGGGTCAATCTGATTCATCCAATCGGCAGTTCTTACTAACAGGAGTTTCTTCAAAATGAAGAACAGCAACACGGGCATGGTTCTTGCCCCGAACCCGGCTGACATCATCAGCCGTCAGTTGAAGTTGGACCGCAACACTTTCCTTCAGGCTGTCAACCTCTACAACTCGCTGACGCAGTTGGATCAGTCAGCGACGGTTGCCGCCCCGAACGAAGGTGGCGAGGAGGACACGGGCAAGCGTGGTCCCGGTCGCCCGAAGGGGTCGAAGAACCGGAAGCCCGGTCGCCCGAAGGCGAAGCGTGGTCCCGGTCGCCCGAAGAAGAAGCGTGGTCCGGGTCGCCCCAAGGCGAAGAAGGGTCCGGGTCGCCCCGCTGCCAAGCGTGGTCCCGGTCGCCCGAAGGGGTCGGTTGCCAAGCGCAAGACGGTGAAGGGTGGCGCAACCGCCTCTCGCCGTGGTCGCAAGGCGAAGAACCCGAACGGCATGACCATGCGCGATGCGGTCACTAACGCTCTCCGCAACGCCAATGGTCCGGTGAAGGCTCCTGCCATCGCTGAAACCCTCAAGGGTCAGGGCTTTACGAGCAAGTCGCTCAACACTCAGGTGGCTCAGGAGTTGAGCCGCATGGTGACTGATGGACTTGCCAGCCGCCCTGAGCGTGGTTCGTATGCTTGGTCGGGCAGCAACGCCCCGGCAGAGCAGACGGCTGAAGTCGCTCAGACCGCCTGAGTCTGATTGAAAAAGTTCCAACGGCGGGTCGCCCTAAAAAAGCGACTCGCCGTTGTGCTTTTGTATCACTTGCGAGAAATCTTGGATAGTACCCAATGAGATGCCCGAACCTCGTATCAATCAGGCTACGCAAACCATTGGGAACGGAATCGCTTGGGACTCCATCAAGGGTCTTATCACGCATTTTATTTCTAGTGACGGCAAGACCGTGTGTGGCAAAGATGTGAGTGGCGGCGCCTCTTACGGATGGTATCCAAGCAAGAAGGATGAAAAAACCAGGATTTGTCCTGACTGCGCTAAACGCAAAACTGTTCCCGTAGCTCAACTGGATAGAGCAGCCGCCTTCTAAGCGGCAGGTTACTGGTTCGAGCCCAGTCGGGAACGCTTAGTCTCATAATAAAAGTGGACAGAATGGACTTGACACTCCATTGAACCAACGCTATACTATGTATGTCTGAGTTTTATTCTTCATTTACCTTTTACAAAAGGAGTTCAACATGAGTCACATTTCTGTTCGCAGTTCGTCTATTCGTCTGACTGAAGAAAATGCAACACCTCGTCAGAGGCTTCATGGATGGGTGTTCCCTCCAAGTCCTGTCACGCAGGGAGTTCTTGTGGGCATGAACGATGCTCTTGCTGAGGAGATCATCGGCATGATCCGTGACTGCTGCTCTGATGACAATGGCAACATGATTCTTGATGGATCAAATGCCGATCTGCTGACTTTTGCTAGCCGTCTTGAGCAGAACATTGCTCAGAAGGCGATGCGGAAAACAGATCGTGAGTAAAGGACTTTTCCCAGTTCCATAGAAATATGGGCTGTGAAGGGGCTGAACTGGTTTCGATTGCTGAAGGACTATTCGATACTGCACGACGAGGCTGATGGGCAACTCGTAAAAAGCCGATCAAACAACAACCGCCAACGAATCGTTGATGGCTGTCGCTGCTTGATGCAGCAAAGTTCTTAGAAGTTGGACACTTGCTTCTAAGAACTGTCTGAAGTGTCGATCAGCGTACTGCGAAGTTCCAACGCATAAGGCGCTGAAGTTAATATTATATGATTTGGAACTTTCAAAGGACTCATGGTACGAGGACTCCTTTGATCGACGGACTCGTACCTAGCGTGGAGAAGGTGCGATAGGACTTTTGCCAACACAGGGGTTCGACTCCCCTCGGCTCCATTCAGCAAGCCCTCGTTCAGAGAAATCTGGGCGAGGGATTTTCTACTAAATACAGAAAGGGATTCAATGGAAATGGTTTACGGGATCGGTATCGCTATTTGCTCTGTGGCTTCCGCTTACTTTGGCTGGAAGTTCGGTTACGCTCAGGGAAACAAAGACGGACACAAAACCGGGTACGATCATGGGGTGACTGCTGCCATTCACGCTAACAAAAACGCTATTTTCCGTCAGAGTAAGCCAAGGCTTATGTATGGCGCAAAAAAGATCGTGAATGAAAAAAGCAAGCAAGAAGAAGTCTGGATTGGTTGAGATTCCGTATCACTTCTCTATCTGTTGGATATTACTAGGTGGGAGATTAGCTCAGCGGTCAAGAGCAGGCGACTCATAATCGCTTGGTCGTGGGTTCGAACCCCACATCTCCCATTATGCCTAGACGGATAAAGCTTTTACCGTGGCGTATGCCTAGTCACTTTTACGAATATCAAGGAGAAGAAAAAATGAACGAAAGAAACAAGACCTCTGTGATCCTTTTCAGCATCGGTGCAGGAATGCTGTTTGGTTCTGCTGCCACCATGAGTGCGCCGCAGTATTCCATGTATTTTCTGTTTGGTTCGCAGTTCTTCATCATTGCTGGTGCAATCGCCAGTTCCGCTCACTTCACTCGTCGTTTTGATGAGATGAATGTTGAAACTGACAACAATCGGCGTGATATGTACAATCACGTTAGTTCCGTTGAAGACAGCATCCAGAGAGATGTTGATGGAGTGCGCCGTGAACTGGCTCAGGTTGAGAGTCGCATCTGCACGAACAAACAGAAAGACGCTCGCTGATGTCGCGCCGCCCAAGTAACTCCAAAGGTGGTCTTGACCGCCTTGCGGTTTTGAACGGAGATAGTGCAGGACAGTATGTTCGCGTTTGCGAAGATGCCGTCAGCACCGTTGAGTTCAAGCCAGGTGTCTACGCTCGCTCAGTCAACGACAACGGATGGGCTTGCCCCCGTGGTCTTGAGGAAGTGAAGACGCAGGGACTCATCAAGAGCGCTGCGTGGGCGATTCGGGCAATCAAGAGGCGCGCTGAGTCTGGCGATGCTGAAGCGCAGATCATCATTCAGAACTTGAACGAGATTATCGGACAAGCTTCTGCGTAAGAGCCAAGGAGAGAGGGATGGGGTAGCCCCGATTGTCGGAGATCGGGGCTATCTTTTTTTAATCTACGATGGTCAACTTTCTTGGGAAAAATGGAGAGATTTCGTACCAAGAAGAATGTAGACTTGTATACTAATAGACATGGAGCGCAATCCTCTATACAGTAAGAGTCGAAAGACAAGCCGTATCATCAATCAGGTTGATAATACGCCGTCTTTGCCTCAGCCAATCCTCAGTCCGATGGTGCGAGTTGGACTGTACAACTTGGTAACTGGAAGGAATGCGAGTCCTGTTGCGGGTAGCGGTGCTTCATTGAACCAGTATTATGATTCTTTGGACGCTCAG